ATTGAAGGCGTCTTAGCGGCATTAGAAATACCAACAAATTATGTGACGCCGCAGTCGTGGCAGAAGGCAGTAGGCGCTAGAGGCGGCAAGGATGCCAGCCGCGCCAGAGCCGCAGAGTTGTTTCCGGCTTACGCCGCAAACTTTACACGCAAAAAAGATGATGGTCGCGCCGACGCTGCGTTGATTGCGTGGTACGGGGCGCAACTGTGAAGGTATTGGATTTATTTTCGGGAATTGGTGGTTTTAGTGTCGGATTGGAAAAAGCAGGATTTGAAACAGTCGCCTTCTGTGAAATCGAAGAATACCCAAGAGGTGTCCTCGCAAAGCACTGGCCTGACACTCCAATCTACGGTGATGTCAGAAAACTCACAGGAAAGCAGCTCAGAGCAGATGGAATTGTTCCCGATGTCATCGTCGGCGGATACCCCTGCCAGCCATTTAGTCTTGCTGGGGTCAGACGAGGCGAGGAAGATGACCGTCACCTCTGGCCAGAAGTGCGTCGCCTTGTTAACGAAATCAGACCCGCTTGGTGCATTTTCGAAAATGTTGCTGGACACATCTCTATGGGTCTCGACGAGGTGCTATCTGACTTGGAAGCCGAAGACTACGCCGCAAGGCCGTTTGTTATTCCAGCTTGCGGTGTCGATGCCCCGCACAGAAGAGATAGGGTCTGGATTGTGGCTCACGCCAACCTCAGTACAAGCCGACGAGCATCCCGACAAGATGAAGAAGCGCATGGAGAAATATCGCAATGGGACGACAGTAGGGTCGTTGCTCAGTCAAGTGAAGTATGCCCCGCCGCTTTGGGCAACACCGAACACGATGGATCACCTACCAGCAGGGATTTCGGGTTCATACAAGGAGAGCCAATCGGGTCGGAGAAAAAGGTCAAGCAATCTTCGCGACCAAGTGAACGAGCCGAGGATGTGGGCGACGCCAAATGCAGCCGACGCAGTGGGTTCAACGGGCGGCGGTCAGGGGAAAAGTCTTCGGACAGATGTGAAGATGTGGCCGACGCCAAGAGCGTCAAAAGCGATGAACAACAATGTGACAACCAACCAAAGAAGAATGAGCAAGGTGGGTTACGAAGGAAAGTTGGAGCAAGCAGTTTCGACACCAGAAGCCCCGCCTACTGGCCAACTGAACCCAACGTGGGTCGAGTGGCTAATGGGGTTCCCGCTAGGTCACACAGAATTAAAGCACTGGGTAACACGGTCGTCCCGCAAATCCCAGAAATTATCGGACGAATAATTATGGAAGTTGAGGCAAACAATGAACGGGTTTGAACGACATAAAGAGGCTTTTGTAAGCAAGACTATTCCTGAAATACATTTAAGCCCCTCGACTTACAGCAAAATCGTCGATGCGCCAGACGTATTTATAGCTGAAAAACTTTTCGGCAAAAAGGGTGTGTTCGGGCCTGCTCCACTACGCGGCATAGTAATCGAAGACGCTGTTAAAGATGTCACTTATCACGACATGAAAATCGACGAAGCTATCAAAAAAGCAGAAGACGCATTTGATAAGCGGATGCTCTTTGGTGACGCTATCACACAAAAAGAACGAGACATGATTGACCCATGCACAAGACTAGCAGTCGAGGCACTGGAACCCTACGGCAAGCCTGATTTCGGTGAAGACGGTAAGCAACATTCAATCAGACTGAACTGTAAGACGGACGATTTTTCAATCCCGTTTGTTGGATACCTTGATTTTGTTTATCCCGAACACGGGCTGATTATCGACCTGAAAACTACAACCATAATCCGAAAAGTAATGACAACTAGTCATCAGGTTCAACGTGCGATTTACCAAAAAGCAAACGGCAACATGGGTTGCAAGTTTTTATACGTCACACCCAAAAGATATGAGTTCAAAATGGACGGCGACGTTAAGGAAATACTTGCAGACGTTAAGACCCAAACAATTCGCATCGAAAAGTTTTTGAATAGTGGAGATAAAAATCATCTTCGCAACATCGTGCCAGTGAAGCCCGACAGCTTTTACTGGAACGGTAATACAGATGCTCGTCGTGAATTATACGGCTTGTAACCGAGGCAGGCGGAACCTGTCAGTCAAAGTGTCCAAGGAGTAAAAAGACCATGTTTGACATAGATACTGGAACAAGTGGGTCAGGTAGTTCAGGCCCATACATAAATTGGCATAGCAAGGAAAGCAATGACGGGGTTATCCCCGGACGTTCTTTCAGTTTGCGGGATCAAGGCGAACGCAAAATATTCAAAGGCTTTGAAAGTGGTGTGGTGTTTGACATCGACAACATGAAGTTGGGATGGCAGCACTCGACAGGTGTGCAAGGCGTTTCACCTGAGTGGCAATGGAACCCGTCACTTAACCAATATGCACCACAACCTAGCGCAGAATGGAAAAAAGGATTTTCAATTCCAATAGCTACGCAAAAGGGTAACACGGCGGTTTGGGAACAAGCTGCGGCAGGTGCGTTTCAAGGCTTTGAAAACTTAGTTCCCTCATTGCGTAACCGCGAAGGCACAAAACTGCCAGTGGTAAAGATTGACGGTTACGAAACAATTCAAGGCAAACGCGGCGCCTACAATGTTCCAAAGTTAGTCGTTAGCGAATGGATAAACCGCCCGGAAGCGTTGCAAACGGAGATTGCAACACAGCCGACAGCAGAAGCACCAGAACAAAAAGACGAAACAGAAGACGACGAATTTTAGTCTTCTTAAAGATTGCCGCGATTTTATCCCTCAGTCGCGGCAGGGGCAGATCAGCTTCTCCTTTGGTTAGGTCTGCCCCCCCTTTTGGGGGATACATAGGAGAAGCGAATGGGAGAAGTAATAAGAGCATCAGCAAACGCCGACATTAAAGCTGCACGGGCGCATTTATATGCGCTGTTTAAGCCGTTTCAAGATATGCAGTATGATGGCAAAATTGAAATCAGATGTATTCACCCGATAAGTGCAATCACAACGCCTATGAACTTTCACATTAAGGAAGTTGACCAAGCGGCGCAGTACGCAGTCGATATGAATGATGAATACAATGTTTATGTCGGTGTCAACCCAAGACGCAAAGGCACAAAAGGAGCAGGGAAAAAGCAGGATGTCGAAATATCATATTTCCATTTCGTCGATGCAGATGATGAGAACGCGGTTCAAAAACTTAAAGCAGCGCCGCTTAAACCAAATTTTGTTATTGAAACAGGCAGAGAGCCAACACAGCGAGTTCACGCATATTGGCAACTCGAAGACCCGTCAAGAAACCTACAGCAGTGGCAGAAACAGCAAGAAGCATTAGCAGACTTTTTTGGCGGCGACAGAGTAATTGACCCGCCGCGTATCATGCGCCTTGCTGGAACAGTAAGTCACCCGTCAGAAAAAAAACTTGAGCGTGGCTATAAAAAGGAACGTGTCAGATACATTCCAAAAGAAAACAGACCACCAGTGAAAGCAGAAGACTTGCGTCAGACCTACGGCGCAGAGCCACAACAAGACGCAACGGATCGTGAGCAATTTCAAATTGACACGGGGCGCATAGGCAGAGCAGATGCAGAGATACAAGAACTGTTACAAGCCACACAAAAAGAAGGTCAGTGGCACTCTAACATGTTGCGGGTCGTTGCAACGCTGGTCGGCAGAAACTATTCAGATTTTCTAATAGGAGCCGTATGCGCTCCATTTTGTGACGAGGGGTCAGATGACCCAGATTTAGTTGAACTCATTAAAACTGCACGGCAGAAGTGGCAGATGCCCGACCCCGGCGAGGCGTCAGAGGTGGCAGAAACTACAGTCGCAAAAGCACCATTCGATATTAAATGGTCGGGTGATGTTTCACTCCGTACTGAGACTTTTGATTTTGTCGAAGACCTGTTGACCGATGGCGGCATGTCAGTTTTATACGGCGACAGTAACACAGGCAAAACATTTTTTGCCAGTGACCTTGCCTTTCATGTGGCGCAGGGTAAGGAGTGGCGTAGCAGGGCAGTGGAAGCTGGTGGCGTCATATATCTCGCACTCGAAGGAGCCAGAGGCATCGACAACCGTATCGTGGCTTATAACAAACATTATAATATTGACCAAGGGACGTTACCATTCGGGCGCATTGCTACAACAATCGACCTTTGCAACACAGAAGAAGACGCGGGGCGTCTTATCATGGCTATTGAGGACGCAATACTACAAATTCGCTCACCAGTACGTATGATAGTCGTCGATACGCTGTCCAGAGCGCTAAATGGTGGCAATGAGAACGCACCGGATAGCATGGGGGCGCTGGTCAACAACTGTGACCGTATCCGCCATGCAACGGGCGCTCATGTGATGCTGGTACACCATACAGGTAAAAACCAAGCAGCTGGTGCAAGGGGTCACAGCTTGCTCAGAGCAGCCACAGATACCGAGATTGAAGTTATAGCAGACAGAGACGCAGAAATAAGCGCAGCTAAGGTCACAAAGCAACGTGACATGGAAGTATCAGGCGAGTTTGCATTTAAATTAAAGACAGTCGAACTCGGCAAAAACGACAGAGGTAAAATAATTACTAGCTGTGTGGTCGAGGCAACAGAGGCGACAGTCAATGGCACATATAGACCAAACGGAAACGCAAAAATAGCGCTCGACGCACTCCAAACAGCCCTAGCAGATAGACAAATTTCACTCCCAAATGGGTTCCCAACCACTTTGGGAGCAAAAATGGCAGATTGGCGTGAAATTTTCGGAAATTTGCATGGCGGGACACGACCGGACACGGTGCGGAAGGCGTTTAACCGTGCATCGAGTGAGTTAAAAAGCCAGTGTTTGTGCGGGTTTGACGGGGTTTATGTATGGGGGCGGGACAAACGGGACATGGCGGGACATGAAAATGATGTCCGATTCTAACAAACAGCAGGAAACGGGACGGACACGGACAAATACTATGTATTGTCCGGTGTCCCGTCTGATGTCCGGTTGTCCGTCTGAAGTAATATAAAGGGATTGAAATGAAAAAATCACAGCGCCCTAAAAATGATGATCGAATACCATTTATGTCGTGTCCGCCGAAACGCGGTCAATGCTATGAGGCGTTGAAGCCACTTGATAAAGTTGCGGCAGAGTTAGAAGCGAAGTGGGGCGTTGAACATTTGCAGTCACTGGTGTCGCCAGACTTGGCGATGCGGTTTGAACGGGCGCGGCAGCAGTTAGACGATGCGATTGAAACAGACGACCCAGAACTGACTGCACAGAAAGCTGCTGCGCTTATCAGAGGTTGGAGAGCATTAGACAAGGCTGCCACTGATGCCGGACATACAACAGAGCCGGATAGGGTGTGGTATTGTGAGCAGGATGGATTTGCCATTGCGATTGTTCAACATCACGCAGAGGGTCAGCGTATTGCAGAAGGGCATCGGGTTTTTACGATTGATGAGATTACACGCCTCATTGGTGCGAGATATAGCGAAGTCTATTCTGCTAAGACTGTGTTTCCGGGTGCAGAGGTTACAGATGCAAAAAATGTAAAGGAGATTGATTTAGATAACGGTGGGAATGCTGAGATACCATTTTAAGGATTGGCAATGGCAAAGCGAAAAGAACCTGTACAACCGAATGACGTTGGCACACCAGAACGCTGGCAACATGATGAGTTCCGTGATGAGCATACTGACACCAAACTTGGGGCGCCGAAGCGACGCAGGGTCGTAACGCAAACACCGCTGGATAGATATTATCACCGTAATCAGATTACCCGCAGACAGTATGAGGCTGGCACAAAGTATTTTGCATTGCATCGTAGAGGCGCAGGGTCGCAACGAGTTACAGCGTCATATTCTCCTGCTATTGGAAAAAGCAATGATAATATGTCGGATGGTCAGGCACACGCATGGGCGGAGTTTGTAAAGGCGTCGAGAGAAATTGGTAAGCAATTAAATGACTGTGCTTATGATGTATGCGTTGTTGGGATTAGCGCTGCTGATTGGGCAAAGAAAAAGGACGCCGACCCGAAGGGTGGCATCCTAGTTTTAAGATTAAGTCTTGATGCTTTGGGTGATTATTTTGGTATGCCGCGAGATTGATTATTTGTTTCTAAATCTACATTACACTTAGCCACAAGGTCAGGGCGTCTGATATATGTTGGTATATCCAAATCCTGAACAAGACCGAAGCGGATGTTTTCTATCTCCATTACCCTCATTTTTTTTGAGCGAAATTTGTGTGATAAATTTTTCAATAAATTAAACATCATTTTATTAACCAAAGTTTTTCATCCATGCGCTTACGACTTCTCTTGACAATTTCTTATCAAGACCAAAAACTTCTGCGATTACAGGGCTTGCACAAAACATATTGATTTGACCACTTTCACGCAGATTATCTAAGAACTCGAACATTCCATTGTCTTTCATTTCTTCGACTGTCAACATTTATATCTCCTTTAATATTCCTGATAAGAATAATATAATCATTAAAAGAATAATATGCAAGATTAAAAAGAATATTCTTGACTAAAAGTCCGCATAAGAATAATATTTGAATATTCTGGTGATTTGCGTCTAAAGTGCGTTGTCACCTTTTTTTATTTCAACACTTTGTGAGTTATTAATATGGTTGCTAAGAATAAAGGCGGCAGACCGAAAGGCAGTGGCTCCGGGCAACAAATTGTCCATAGAATACGCCAAGAATTAAGCAAAAGCCTTGAAATACTTGAGAATGACGAGCGTCCGCTTGCTGAATTACTAGCTGAACAGCTAAAGCAGGACGCAGCTAAGACTTTGAACGCAATAGGTAAGTTCGTTCCAACAGATGTGCGCTTTGAACATCACGGCGATAATTTAGTCAGCGCATTGGAGCAAATCGGATCAGCGATTGACGACCAGTTGGCGCAGGTCAAAGCAGCCGAACTTAGCCGACTGTCAGATGTGGAAGCTGACAGTCAGGATTGGCGCAAACCTGCGGATTACTACGGAAAAAAGCCAGTGAACTAGACAAAAATATCAAGATGTGACGGTAAATGTGACGGTTTTGAGCCGATATTGCACTACCCACACACCCCCCACCCTGTCGCGGCGGCGGGGGGCAGTGATAGATATATATACCCATAACTACCCCCCCTTGGTGGGCGTTATTAGGCAAGGAACCCTATGCCTCAAAAAAAAATTTCTACTGACACACTGCAAGAGCATGAGCGTCGGTTACTTCAACTACGACAAGACCCCGCCTTGTTCGTCAGGGCAGTCTTACAAGCTGAACCGCAACCGTGGCAGGAAGAAGCGTTACTGGCAATCCGAGACAACGACCGTGTTGCTATCAGGTCAGGACACGGCGTCGGCAAGACAGCATTTTTAAGTTGGGTCGTCCTCTGGTGGATGTTGACCCACTACCCCGTCAAGGTAGCTTGCACAGCCAACACTGCTTCGCAGTTGTCGGATGTCCTCTGGCCTGAGATTAATAAATGGGGCAGAAAGCTGCCTGAGTTTTTTCAAAGCCAGCTTGAGTTTAAGTCCGACAAGATTGAACTCAAAGGCGGGTCGGACAGTTTCGCAGTCGCAAGAACGAGCCGGAAGGAACAGCCGGAAGCCTTACAAGGCTTTCATTCGCCTAACATGCTTTTCGTCGTCGATGAAGCATCCGGCGTCCCTGACATAATTTTTGAAGTCGGGCAGGGTGCAATGTCCACAGCAGGCGCAAAGACTGTCATGGTCGGCAACCCAACAAGGTCGTCAGGTTTCTTCTATGACGCTTTTAACAAAAACTCGGATCGGTGGTGGACGACACGAGTTGGGTGTGCAGACGCTACCACAGTTACAGAAGACTTCCTCGAAGACATGGCGAGGCAGTATGGCGAGGATAGCAATATTTACCGCGTCCGTGTTCTTGGCGAGTTCCCTGAAGCCGACGACGATGTTGTGATACCTCTTTACTTGCTAGAGAGCGCAGTGACACGCGATGTCGAAGCGGTTGAGAATATCATGCCTGTTTGGGGCTTGGACGTTGCTCGTTTCGGTGATGACCGGACGGCGCTTTGTAAGCGACAGGGCAACGCTTTAGTCGAGCCAATCAAATCATGGCGAAATAAAGACTTGATGGAAATTTGCGGGATTATTCTTACTGAGTATGAAAGCACACCGTATTCCGAGCGCCCCGGTGAAATACTGGTTGATAGTATTGGCTTGGGCGCAGGGGTTGTTGACCGCCTGACAGAAATGGAGTTCGGCCCTAACATTCGCGGCATAAATGTTGCTGAAAGTCCTGCGCTAGGCCAGCGCTTTGGCAGGCTTCGCGATGAACTTTGGTTTAAGGCAAGAGAATGGCTTGAGGCGCGGGATGTTCATATGCCTCAAGATGACGAATTAATTTCTGAGCTTAGTTCTGTGCGGTTTAAATATTTGTCGTCTGGGAAATTAAAAGTTGAGAGCAAAGATGAGATAAAACGCAGGGGGAAAAAATCTTGCGATTTAGCCGATAGTTTTGTTCTGACATTTGGAAGCATGGCGTCTAGGGCGTCTTTTGGCTCCGCTTATGGATTTAGTAAATCGTTAAATTACAGCGATGCTGGTTGGATAGTATGAGTGACAAGGTTGTTGAGTTTCCTGTTAAGGGAACAAAAAAACAGAACTTTGGTTTTATCGAAGTTTCATACGACGTTGATCCCGAAGATATGGACGCGGCTATTTTTTGCCTCAGTTCAACCGCAATCGGTTTGAGCGCAGGTGCAAACATCGACCATAAGTCGATTATGCACGGCGCTTTGGTTGTTGCCGCGCAAGCTGCTTTAACTGCTGGCTTCAGTCAAGGAGAGTTTAGGTACATAACCTCGACGATAGAGTTCCTTGACGAAACCCCCACGGATGTCTCTTAGGGGGGGTGGGTTATGCGCCTGATATTTCATAGTCGTGGTGGTTATGAAGAGGGCGCTACAGGAACAACCTTCAACCGCGATACTTTCCGACAACATAATTGGTGTGGTCGTTGGGGCGATTACTACGCTTCACAGCGTTACCCGCGCACATGGAAAATTAGGAAATGGCTAAAAAAGATAACTTTAGTCTTTACAGAGCTAAAACAAAAATTCGGCGCAGATCAAAGCGACCTCCGTTAAATCATCGGAAAAAGCTAGGGCCGCGTCATCACATGAGATAGTAAAATGCTAAACATTGGAATGATGAATATACCGGGCTTGCTTGCGGCACAGGGCATCGGCGTACCTGCAACCCCTGTGTTTCAGGAAGGCACAATGCAGATGGCAGGCAGTGATGTCCCTGTCGTGCGTGTAACGGGCGGTGGCGCTATACCAGCAGGATTGCTTGGCGACATACCTGTTACTTATGACGGCGGGTTTACACCAAAACCTCAACCTATGGCAGCCCAGCCTGCAAACATAGGTGCATTTGGTGCAATGCTCCCACAGGCGCAGCAGTCATTCAGTGACGCAATAGCTAACTTGTATGGTCTTGGTTTTAATATTCCGGCTTCAATGCCGACACCGCTTCCGGCTCCGGCTCCAACGCCAATACCGCTTCCGACACCGACACCGACACCGACACCGATGCCAGCGCCTTCCGTACCTTTGCCTATTCCTAATGTGCCGAACCTTGT